CTCATACCAAATTTTATGATCTGAGGTAGTAACTTCGCTATATTTAAAAAGATTATTCCAAGGATATGTTGGAACATAACATACTACATCAATATCCTCTTTAGAATAATCTCCTAGAACATAATCAATAGATTTAAAAGGAAAACTACCATCCTCTTTTATCCTACTCAAACGCTCTTCATTTATACTTCTAATATGATACCCATCTACAAATAAAGTTGCACCAGAATCATGACTAACTGCTTCTGGATTTTCAATTGTACCATAGAGTCCTATAATATTCATATTGTATAGTTGGTTAAGACTAGTTCTTTACGATCCATTTGTTCTAACATATATTTACCCACTGATCTCATGGTGTATGTTAAATCAAATTCAGATGCATTCCAATTAATAAAACGATCACGAACTAATTGTGATGAGTTGTAAGATATTATGTGATCGCAACATGCATCATCACAATCTGCAGCAAACACATCATGATCAAATTTTTTATGCATTGCTCCTTTCTTACCATATAAATTTGTTTTAATATCATAAGGAGGATCCGAATACATAAAGACTGTTGGATCGTCAGTTAAAAGATCTGAGTATGTACTATTAGTTATCTTCCAATTCTGAATCAATTTTCCATACTGTGCTAGTTTATCAATTCCCCTATAAGAAAAATTAGATTCTGATGCCTGTGGGGAAAATGAACTTGACTCAGTAAGACCAGAGAAACTGCATTTATTAGTTACATAAAATGCTGCTGCACGATCTAGATTAGATAGGGTCTTATTGTTTATATCGTCTTTTGCTTGAGTAAATAATTCTCTAGCAGTATCTCTATCAGGATACTTATTCTTTATACTAAAAACTTTATCTTGTAATGCTTGACCATCATGCTGCAACTCCATCCAAAAATTTGCCAATGGTTCATACAAATCATTAACCCATACTTTAGTATCAGGAAATCTTTTAGTCCATTCTAGAGCAAACGAACCACCACCTAGAAATGGTTCACGAAACTCTTTATACATTGGTTGACGACCATCAGATCTTTTCCAAGGATAAAAACCAAATAGTTTTTTAACTGCTCTAGATTTTCCACCAGGATAACGAAGAGGAGTTTTTAATTGTTTCATTAAAATAAAGTAGGTTTTGGTGCGAAGAACTCTGGATACTGCTGGAACACCATCGGATCATATTGTGATGATACTAAACATGTTCTAATATCAGTTCCCTCTTGTCTTCTTCTTTGTATGGAAGGTCTATCGAGACATGGATTTTTCATCTTTGCAAATGCACCATCAGGATTCGTTGTTAACCCTGCAACTGGAACTTTGAAAATGAGAGTCCTCCAACAAGTTAATAAAACATGATAGAAGACATCTGTATTTTCTTTGGTGCGAGGACTAGAACCATTACCAGCAGTTTGGAATCTAAAATCAAAAGTATCTCTATACTTCATTATACCATTTCTACTACATGCTTTGTCTAGTTTGTTCTTATATACAATTTTTTTAATCTGTGCTCTTTCCAATCCTTCCTCTTGTACTATAAGATCAATACCTTGATCTACATGAGGTAGAGAGAAATTAATTTTTTTTCTTAACAAATACATCTCTACTGCTTTTTCACAGGATCCACCGTTAAAAAGAGTATCAGAATTTTTATGATTTGTTCTATCAAATTTTTCCTCTGGTAATAGAGGAGGCATTACTGGGACGATACGAGACATAGTATATTCTCCTTATTTTGTTTCTTCCCTAAGATCTTCTAAGAAGACAACACCATCACCATAGTCTCTCCAATCTCCTGTTGGAGGTGGAACTAGAGGTGTATATGTTCCTTCATTTTTTCTTTCTAGATACCCATCAATAAGAACATCTACAGAAACATTGAACCATTGATTCAAAGACTTAGACATTCTATTGTATGAATTACCAACATGTATTTGTCCTGCAAATACAGATAAAGTTGCTGCTCCCCAGAATAGATAATAAAATCTACTCTTAACTTGGTTGCGTAATTTGTTTGATTTAGTAGTCATGATGTTTACTTGAACTTACATTCTACCATAATTTCGGTAAGACATGCAAGCATATTAATTTCTTGGTCTGCTACGAATGCCATCTGATATTGATACTTAGCAATAATAAGCACAGCAGCAGCAATACTAGGACCGTCAAGGGATGTGTATAAAGCATCGTAGATACGACGGAACAGAAGATTAGGATCATTATCCAAATTGGAAACCGTCCATTTCCGAACGGATGGAAAGTCCTTCTCTTTGAGTTTCTTAATGAGATCATTTACTTTTACATCTGAAAATTCTGCAAGGATTGCTGAATCTATTATACCACTAACTGAGTATCTTTGACATTCATTTAACACTCTCCTCCAATCAGGAAAGTGTTTGTTAATGAGTTCTACAATAACTTTCTTATCTGATTTGATATTTTCTTTATCTAAAATATCATTGAGTCTTTGGAAGAAAGATGCTGCAATAGTTTGTTTCTCTTTACCTTTAATACCAAACTCTACAACAGCACATCTAGAATGCAATGGTTCTATAATTTTATTCTTATAGTTACAAGTAAAGATAAACCTACAATTGTTATAAAACGATTCAATGTTTGCCCTTAGTAGTAACTGTACATCATGTGTAGTATTATCTGCCTCATCAATAATGATTACTTTATGTGTGCTAGTTTGTGATAAAGAAACAGTTGATGCAAAATTCTTTGCTTGATTTCTTACAGTATCAAGAAACCTACCTTCATCAGATCCATTGATAATAATATAGTCGCATGATAATTGTTCACAAAGTGCTCTTGCAATAGTTGTCTTACCACATCCTGCAGGACCAGCAAGCAATAGATTAGGTATCTCACCTTTATCTACAAACTTCTGAAAAGTATCTTTGATACTCTTCGGAAGAATACAATCATCTATGGTCTTGGGTCTATACTTTTCAACCCATAGAAATTCATTTCTCATTACAAAAGATTTAACGAAATAATAATACGATCTTGGTCACTATCATGTGGTGGTGCCATATGCAACAAACCACTTGGGAAGATTACCAAGTCACCTTCTTCAACTGCAATAGAACTAGTATCACGACTACCAGATTCTGCTGCAAACGGTGAAAAGAACAAAGTACTTTTATGTACCTTTGGGTTTATTCTAGCATAGAATACACAAGAATAACCAACAGTGCCATGATCATGAGGAACATGATAATCTCTGCTCTTATATCTTTGACACCACAGACCACTCACATGAGTAAATTTATATTGAGAAACTTTTAAGAAGTCATCCAGATATGGTTGGAATAACTTCAGTGTTTCTTCAGCATATGGTGGTGCTGATTTACTAAAGTAATCTGTGTAATCAATGTGATTTTCTTTTTTCTCAGTACTATTAAAGGGAACCATAGACAATATACGGTTCCCTTCTTTTTGCCATTCAGTCACATTGACCTTATGGATATAAACAGTAAAGAGTGGTAAAGACTCAATCGGCATAAGTTGAATCAGGTTCTAACGCTATGAAGTAATCTAAATTATACTTGCTATTAGTAAACTTAGCAAGGTTTTTTCTAGAAATCTGAACTTCATATGAACCAGGAATCAACTTGATATTTTCGATCTTGAAATTAAATTCAAATATACTATCAGTCTCACCAACAACAAGAGCAAACTCATTAGAGTTATCATTCTTTTTGTCACGAACTGTTAAAGTAATATTTTTTGCATTACCAACAGCAGCAAGATCTGGCAACTGATATATTGAAGATGCCTTAAGCAACTTCTGAAGTTGAATACTATCCAACTGGAATGATACATCAGAGTTAGGTAATTCAATTCCTTTCTCTGGTGGAGATATGATTACATTAGGATCAGCAAAAGCAAATTTTACTTTAGTAGTATTGCCTTCACGAAGAATCATATAAGACTCATTCCTAAGATCTATATCTGGGTCATTCATAAGATTGACACCATTTAAAAACTGTGGGAGATCATATATCCCAAAGTCTTTTTCAAAGTTTTCATCAACTTCTGCCTCTGCAAGGATATTCTTCATCACAGATATTGTGCGAAGTTTAGATCCCTTTTTAACCAAAATAGATTGGTTAATAGAAGAAAAATTTTCTAAGAGGTCAATAGTTTTTTCAGATAGTTTCATATCCATTGTTTAAGAGTCCTTGTCTAGTTCTTCAAAGTGGTATAATAATACAGCATAGTGCATTATCTTCTGTATGTCAAGTTTTGCAGTTCCTTTTTTGTCATATCGAGACGCATACTTAAGTATGTTACTACGACAGAATGCAGATGCATCCCCGACAGAATCAATAAGATCTAGAGTCTGTATTTTATTAGAGTAATGTTTGGAATATGTTTTTCCAATATACTCTTTAATACTATCTAAGATTTGATCTTCATTGTACTTGTAATCTACAGGTTGTTTTGGATATACTGGTGGGTTTCCCATCCGCAAATCTTCAACAGAATTGAGAACCTCTGGAGGCCATGGCGAACCAGGAGTCCACTCATACCCACCAGATTTTTCAATCCATTCATCATCTTTATCCATAACTGGATAATCCTCCTCAAAGGTTCCGTCTAGTATAGATGCTGCTAGACTCCATGCATTTACCATTATATCACTCCTGAGTGTTTGAGTCAACTTGTATGTTGAATATATTATAACTCATAGTTATCCTAGTAACATCACTTGTAAATGGATACACAGTATGTTTTAACTGTGCAGGGAATACAAATATGTCACCTGTCTTAGGAACTACTTTATAACTTCCAGTATACATGTATCCAGAAGGACCGTCAATAAATTCCAACTGACCAGGACAAGGCATATTAGTTTTGTCCTTAACAGTATCAGATTCTTTTGCTATCTCTTCGGGTACATCAATCATTATAACAGAAGAAAGTTCACCACCGTGAACATGAACAGGATTGAACTCATTTTTCTTTTGAAAATTAATCCAAGGACCATTACCACAATCAAAAGTAAGTCTTGACATTGGTGGATCTGGTTGCCCCAACATATCTTCTTTTCTTCTATCAAAACATCCTGCCATATACCTAAAAATATGAGGATAGATTTCCTTCATAAACCCTTGAGGATCAATCACACTTTGCAATTGATCATCTATGTTACCTGCTAAATCCCATCCAACATTTTCGTTTTTAACTTTTGTTTGGACAGATGCTTCAACAAGAAATTTTAAAAAGTCCTCTGATATCACTTCATGTAATATCAAAGGACCATAAGGTTTAATTAGCATCTTCAGATTTTAGATCTACATCTGCATCTACTTTATCATATAAGTCAAGGAAAGCAGACTTTGTTTCATCATCGAAACGATTTAAGCAAACTTGGATTGCTTTGAGTTTGTCACCCCAGATAGCATAGGCACGAACAATATGAACTAACCTACGAGTTGAGATAACCTCATCAACACCACCGTCAAAGAATGTCTTACGGATAATGTCTGCCCAATCTACAAGATGCTTACAGAATGGAGTATCTTCACATTCTTTCTCAAGAATCTTTTGCTCGATAGAAACACTAGGATATGATTGCTCGAAGGTTACTGGGAACCTCTCAAGGAATGCTTCATTAAGAACATTAGTTCCGATGAATCTACCGTCATCAGATCCTTTACCTTTTGTATTAGCAGTTGCTATTACATTGAATCCCTTAGTAGGAAGAACATGCTTACCAATCTTTTTAAGGAACACTCCTTTACCTTCTAGGATAGATTGTAAGCATAGGATCTTGTTAGATGCTAGATCGATCTCATCTAAAAGGAGTGTAGCTCCCCTTTCCAATGCCTCGACAACTGGACCGTTATGCCATACAGTGCTGCCATTGACAAGACGGAAACCACCAATAAGGTCATCTTCGTCGGTTTCGATTGTGATGTTGACACGAATAAATTCTCTCTTTGATTGAGCACATGCTTGCTCTACAGAGAAGGTCTTACCATTACCTGATAAACCTGTGATGAATGCAGGATAAAATACTTCAGACTTTATGATCTTTCTAATATCATTAAAGTTTCCGAATTTAACAAAGTGATCATCTATCTCTGGAATAAGATTTGTACTCTGTACTGGTTGAGCAGCAGGTGCTGAATAATTTTTTTCTAATGCTTCTGCCACAGTTAATGTCCACTTACCACGAGTAACTTTACGGAACTCTTTAAGTTTATTGACACGCTTTGTAACGCTTTGAACTTGTACAT